TGGTTGCCTTCTTCTTCAAATACTAATTGGAGATAAGTTGAATAGATAATAGCAAGTGCCATAGCATCTGCAGCTTTTACTGATAAATGAGGATTTTGTTCTTTAATAAAATCACCTATAGCATTAGGCTTTACTCCAGTAAGAAATTTATCAGAGTAAGGTTTTTTTACTTTTGGAAACTTTAATATTTTGCTCATAATTTACATACCTCTGGCGAGGATAACTACTATAACTATTTGGGTTGCAGTAGAAAATCAACGCTGTTTTGTATCTTAGGTACAAGTTTATTATATACTTTTATCCATAATTGGCTGTCATCATAGAAGAAATTCTTGTTTTTCCACATATTGTAGTAATGATCGTAGAATATACTACATATTGGTAGTGGATCAATGTCTATTTTTTCCCAAAATTGACGTTCTGACATCTTACAATTATGTAATTGATTATGATGTTTTACACACAATGGAACAGTAAATTGATCACCAACTTTCTGCCCAATACCTCTGTGTTGAGCATATTGTATATGGTGAGCATTACACCCATTTTGTTGACAGAGTATACAAGGATTACTAGCTACCCACTTTAGGTACTTTTTGTCCTTTATTTTTAGTTCCTTGTCCTCTGATAGTGTTGTGCACTTTCGTGTACCCATAATATATTGCTAGTCTAGCAAGACCTTCATGGACTCTATTAGAACATTTACGTTCTGACAAGCCTAAAATATCTGCTATTTCTATAATACCATAATTAAACCAGCAAAATAACTTCATGCATTCTGCGTGTATTTTGCCTATTTGTTCATCACAATCTTTAACTGCTAACGCAGCTCCAAGAGATGAAGTAATAAAGTCGGTACTGGAACCGTCAACACGTTCTTTCATAACGTTTCCGGTACCTCCACCCATAAGTTCACACATAAGTCTATATCGTGAACCTGCTTCATATTCTTCCATAGATATAAGCTTTCGGTGAAACATATACATTAGTCTAGATTCTCTAATGTTTAACCATACTTTTTTCTTATCACGTATGGTAGAAATTAATTCAGGTTTTTCAATCTGACGCATAGTTTCTTTTATAATCTTTTATTACTTTATCAACTAAAGATTTAAACTTTATATTGTTATGATAAAGAGAATTGAGTCTATAAACTCTATTCATTTTAGATGAATGGAGACGAGCTATTGTGCTCTTACACCCATACTTTTTCGTAGGGTGTAATAGCCAACTCATTAAAATACATACATTATATAGTTTGTATTGTTCGCTATTTTTTACATTAATTTTACCTTTTAACATATTCATAGGTATGTTATAGGTATCACTAATAAACTTTTGAATATTAATAACCATAAGGAGATAATTATGAAAATTGAATATAGACATTCTGCCTCCAAGACTAATACGTTTATTGATTCCCCACCATTTTGGATTATCAATGAGTTGTTTGATTTTGAGTCAGAACCCAATGCAAGAATGAAGATGGGATTAGCAGCTGAGGATGCTGCTTATCATGCATTAAAAAACCAAATCACTAAAGAACAAGATATCACAAAATATGCTAGAGAACAATATGTGAACGAATGTAAAGGTTCTCAAGTAGATGATGAATGTGAATGGTCTGGAATAATCGCACATAAATTTGTGGAGAATTTACCAGAGTTTGGTGAGATAGTCTCGTTTCAGAATGAAAAACAGATTAAAGGTGATAAATATGGTCTAAAATATGATGTAGTCGGAAAGACTGACTTTGAGTTCAAAGATGTCATAGTAGATACTAAGGCAACAGCATATATTAGACGATTAAAAACTAAAGGTGGCATAGTAGATCCTAAATGGTATCCAAAGGCTGCTGATGTTAGGCAACAATGCCTATATAGAGATTTATTTGGTAAAGAAACAATGTTATTATATTGTTCTCCAACAGATAATTATGCTGTGGATATGGTAGAAAGAGATGAGTTAAATGTACTTATCAATGCCATGAAACACATAGAGCATATACTAGATATATGCAAAACCAAAGAGGACGTTGTACGCATATTCCCTTTGGTATGCGACAACTTTCGTTGGAAGGGTACTCCTGAAGCTGAAGAATTCGCACAAGATATATGGACTAAATGCCTAAAATAGTCTATATAGTGTTATGCAAAAAATAGGCAATATAATAAAACAAATCAACAAAAGGAGACAGATAATGGAAACTGAAACTTTTGAATGTAGTCATAAACGTTCATTCGCATCAAGAGATGGTGGAGGTAAATATAGTATTTACATTACCAAAGATGATGGTACTGAAATGACAGTTTATGGTGAAGCAATAGGTGCAGAGGGATGGCAAAAAGGTGCAAGATTAAAAATCACAGCACAGCCAGCAAGACAAAGTAAAAATGGTAAGTGGTATCAAACAGCCACTTCTGTTGAATTACTTGGTGGCGAGGTAGCAGTACCTAATGGTGCTACTCCAACTGCAACAGTATCAAAAGATCCAGATGCTCAATGGAAAGAAAAATATAGATTGACAATGAGTAATCTTATATCTGCGTGGTTATCTTCAGGTAAAGAATTAAAACCTGAAACACATACGCATTTAGATCTTGTCGTTAGAGATATATTAGAAGCTAAAAAAAATTCTAATGAAAAAAAAGCTGACGATTTTGATGATCAATTCTAAACATCCCTCTATGGTTAGAAACGTTGGAGGGTCTTTATGATCCTCCAATGCAAACAATGTGAAAATTTAGCAATAATAAAAGTAAGCAAAGATTTTTATCTTTGTGCTGAATGTGAACTAAAAAGGATAAGTTATGGAGTTGATAATATTAAACGATGGAATGTATTATCTAATAGAAGTAACAAAACAAATGACAGCTCATCTAAAAATAATAACTGAAGTAGATTGTTTTGATCTTTGTGATATTTTACGTTTAAATCTAACTACATATCATGAAGAATGGAATGCATATATTATGAATGACGGTAGTGGTGATTTTTACGGATGTATTTGTTCAAATTAGAACTAGAAATGATGGGTATAAACACATATAATAACCCTGATTTGGTATTAAGATTATATAAATTATATTTGAAGGAGGATAAGAGTGATTACAGAAATACGATTAGAAGATGCCTTGAGGTATCTTGCAAGTACAGATGAAACTTCTGCTAAAGCTAATGCTAATGTTAAGTATTTGGATAGGCTTCTTAAGAGAAAGAAAGCTCTCCATATTGCAGGTAATTCAAATGATAAAAGTATATCTGCTAAAGAACAAGCATACTACGCAAGTGACACATATAAAGATGCAATACAAGAATTATTTGATGCAGAGGTTGAAGCGAGCACACTTGAAAACAAAAGAGATAAAGAAGGAATTATTATCGATTTATTTAGAACGTTAGAAGCTAGTAGACGTAAAAATAATATATGATTTATAAATTTAAGAGATGGGTTATTTTACCTGCGTATACTGAAATATATATTAATGCAGAGAATGATAAAGAAGCACTTAAGACTCTTAAAGCTATAGATCCAAGAACTTTAAATTGGCAAGAAGTTGATGCTGTAGATCAACGAATGACATATGAAGTTATAGATGAAAAGTCCTGAACTTAAATTGTTCAGAGCTATCGTTACTCAAGCAATAGAAGATGCCATGTATGAAGGCTTAGATAAATACAAAATTATAGATAAAAGAGAGGCTATTGCTTGGCTTTCAAGCAATTCTAATGACTTTAAAATAATTTGTCATTATGCCGATATAAATTCACAATATGCATCTATGAAGTTTGCAAAAGCTATGAAACTTGATATATATAGTTTAACCGATATGCAAACTAAAGTTATAAAAAACCAAGCATCCAGACCACATAAAAATAAAAACTATAGGCTTTCCTTCAATGACTGATACAAATATATTTAAAGATATTACTTATGATAGTTTAAATAGACAGGTAGATGGTGATCATTACAAAGGTATGAACATTCAACCTGCTCATTTTATTAATGAAAATAACTTACCATATGCCGAAGGTAATGCCATTAAGTATATATGCAGACACAAAAAGAAGGGTAAGAAAAAAGATATAGAGAAGGCTATCCATTATTTAGAAATGATAATAGAAAGGGATTATTCATGAGTCATTATAGCAATTTAAATCAAGATAATAAAGAATTAAAAATATATAGACCATTTGGTCCATCTATTGGACATTGTAAATTACCACAAGAACTTATTGATGATTTTAATAAAGATTGTGAACATCTTATGAATCATGAAGTAAAAAAAAAGACTCATGATTTTTCTGATGAACTTGTAGGTAATGTTAAACAAGAATTAATTATATCACCTGAAACATTTGCTAAATGGGGAACTTACTTTGGTAAATTAATGGATGCTTATATAGCAGCTCATCCTGAGAACCATAAAGAATTACAAAAAATAGTATTTAAATCAGGATGGTACGTTCGTACATTTGCTGGAGATTTTAACCCAGCTCATTACCATACTAATTGTCATATATCTTGTGTAGGTTATCTTAAACTTCCTGAAGGTATTGAAGAAGAATGGAAAAAAGAAGATAACGATCATTATCCATCTGCAGGTAGTATAGAAATGCAATTTGGACAAGTCCACCTGTTCTCCAACAATACAGTTAGAATTAGACCAAAGGTTGGAGATTATTATATCTTTCCTTGGTGGATGTACCACATGGTATATCCTTTTAGAACTAAAGGTGAACGTAGATCATTTAGTTTTAATGTATTTGGTAAACCAAAAGAGGAAGAACCAAAACCTTCTAACTTAATTCTATAGAGTTATCTCTATTTTTTCGTTGATATTTTTTTTTACTTTTAATAATTCTATATCGCCAATGTCTTAATTGCTTTGCAAAAGGATTACGTTTTTTATTAGGCTTTTCCATTACTCTAATATTAGAGCTTTAATATATTTTCTTCCTTTGTACAGTTCTACTTCTGCTTTACCTTTATAGCATTTATAGGATACAGATTCAGAGTATTCTCTTTCTGCATGACGCTTTCCACGAAGGCATGCTGCCATGTTTTCTTGCACAAGGTGTTCTTTAATCTCTCCGTTTATAAACATCAAAAGGGCAACCACAGACTCTATCATTGTGAGTAACTCCCATTCTTATAACCAATCTCACGATTAGCATCTTTTAATTTTTCAATATCTTCTAAAACCTTATCCATTTGTTTTCTTAAAAATTCTATATTTACTTTGTTTAAAGCCATATTCTCAATATGTTTATTTAATTTGTCTGTAGTCTTATATAAATCTTCAATCATCATGAACTGTTCAGAGTCTGCAGGTAGAGAACCTAATTGTCCTCTAGGCCACTTTATCCTAAACTCTGTATTTTCTTCAAGATCTTTCTCCATTAATTCTAATCGAGTTGAAATTTTATTTTGAGTTTCTATTATTCCAAAATAACCCCATACACCCATTGCTACAATTACTATTAAACTAGCAACTGTTTTCATAGGCATTTGAACTCTTGCTTCTTCTCCAATATTTAATGGTTGTTTATTCATTAAATTTATTTTCCTTATCCCAGAATGGTAACATATGTCCTGATTTTCTATAACATTTAATACAAGCTTTAGACTTGTCAACAAATGCTACAAATGCTTGAGTGTTAACTAATTCTTCTTGGCACCATTTACATGGACCAACTATATGTTCACTATTCTGATTTTTTTTCCACTGTTTTTTGATCATTGATTTCTTTATTAGCTTTCTCCAAATCTGAAGTAGTATATTCTAACTTCTGCAATGCTCTTTTAAGAGCTGCATCTTTAGATTTGTTTGCATCTTCTAATTCTGAAATCTGTTCTTTGAGTACTCGCACTTGTTCTTTGTACTCTCGTATAATTTCTAAAAAATCTTCTGACATTATTTAGGCTTACGCATTATATCAGCACCTTTAAGACCATAAATTGCTGAAACTATTCCTATAAATATTGCCTGATACCAGTAGGGCAGTTGTTTAAAATATTCAAAAAAAACATCTAGTCGATCACGAACCGTAGGATCGTCAGTGAAAATAGAATAAACCAATACAAGAATAGGAAGGGAAACAAGAACAAGAACAAACTCATCTTTCCAGCCCTTATCATTACTCTCAATAACTTTCGCTTTATATTCAATTTCACCTCTTGCCATTTTTTCAGCATGCATTGATTGTGCATCTGACATTAGCATTTTTGTTTTTTGTTTATTTTTGTAAATGTGTCCTGCTGTCTTAAGACCCATTGATAGTAAATTCAACCACATATTATTTCCTTTTTAATGTATAAAATTTTCCTGTACGTTCACCTTTGTACAGAATATGTTTTCGTTTACTGTATTTTTTGTTCCACGCATATACATGCATTTTAGATCCCCAGTGCTCTAAGAGGCTGAAGAACCAGTTGGATATCCTTCCCATGCTTTGTACATCCCTTCTACAATCAACTCATCATCGTATGGTTGTTTGCCGTTTTCCATTCGGATAATTGATTTAACAAGTGGTAAATAATGTTCAATACTATTGTCAAGTTTATCCAAAGGTTTTACGTTAAGTTCTTTACAAACAAAGTCTATGTAAGCGTTAGTATCATTCTCAGAGGGTGGTGCCCATCTAGAAATAATTTCGTCTACTGTAGTTTTTTTGTGAGTAAATCTGTATGTTAAAAGTATTCTCATTAAAGCTCTAATACCCATTACAGCTTCATCAAAAATACAAAAAGTTGGATCGGTTTGTTCCGATGCCAACCCATCCCAGTCAGTACCTAATTTGATATTGCCTGGATTTTTATTTCTTATACCTCTAGGTAATTTTTCTGTTCCATCTGCCATTGTCTTTTAAAACCATTGGGATTAGTTTAGGTAATCCATCAATGATAACTCCTGTTCCTATTACTGGTCTAGACTTCTGAAGTTTATTATATTCAAAAGCTAAACTTTTCATGTTAATTAAACAACCCACCTGCATACCCCAAAGTAATTCGTTTGGATTGCTCCAATAGTCTATTTTAAAATTTGTGTGATAATGTCCTTGAACTGTGCACATACCATATTGCTGTGCCACTTTAAGAACATCTTTATATTTACCATGGCAGAAGTAAATTTTTTGACCATTGGATGCTTTTAAAATCAAATCTTCATGCCAAGTCCAACCTTTGCCTACACCTAACATAGTATTATAAGACTTAAATACTTCGTGTGGCAACCCATGTCGTGTAGCTTTTCTAAATACAAGGCTGCCATGATTACTATCCATGACATATTGTTTTGGGAAAAGCTTCTCCAAGTTTTTAAAAAACTCTCTAGCAACTTGAAGCTCATGACTAGGTGAGTAGAGTCCAGGGTGAGAATCATGGAATGATATTGAATGCCAATCCATTTCATCACCTATGTTCACTACTGTGTCAGGCTTATACTTTTTCTTTATTGCTGCTAAAAAGTCAAGCGTATCTATGTGGTGATAGGGTGCGTGTTGGTCGCTTATTACAAGTATTGATTTACATAGCATATATACGCTTTTACAATTATTCGGTGAATAAGTCTAGCAACTAAGGTACAACTTTATGTTGTTACTTTTGGTTCTTTTGCACGTGCACAAACAAATCTGAGATAAATCTCATGTTCATTAACATCTTTTGAACCAATTTCTTTTAATTTTCTTAATGATTCTTCATATCCTGCTTCCATACAAGTATATATATTATCATATTTTGTAGGCATAGGATGTGGAGGCATACACTCTCCTGCAACGTAAGAGCATATAAACATCATTAAGGTAAATTTCATTACAAATGTTTAGTAACTAATACTAACACCTGTGCTAGCACACCTAAACCTACAGCAGTCATAATCCATTGTATTCTTGCAATGCTAGACTGTATGTGAGATAGGTGATTATTTTCTATAGTGTCGATCCTTTGATTAATAAGATCAATAGAACCATGTATCTTAAGAATTTCTTCTTTATTTTCAGTAACTCTGCTCATAATTAAAATAACGTTTCGTAAGGAGACCTTACTAACCCTTTCGTTTTATATTGTGTATATCGTGGTCCTTGGTATCTAGGATGACCACTTTGTCCTAACACAAAATCTACTGCTACATCAGCTGCAAGATCGGCACTCAAGCCATCTTTCTCTAAGCCTTCAGCAATACTTCGTGATGCTGTTTGTAGCCAGATTGGTAAGAATCTCATACCAACATGACCACCTAGTTTTAAACCTTTTTCAATAGCCTCATCATCTTTTTTAGTGATGTTTGGACTCCACTTAGTAGTTAAGTATTGTTTATTAGTTAATACTTCTATTGTAGTTCTAGGTAGAGAACCAATCTTTTTAAGACCAGTAGATTGTGGATCTGTAATCCAATGAAAAGGTTCCATTAACTGTTTAGAAAATGTTAACACTTCACCATTCCCTAAGTCAATTCTTGTAGGATCTGTATTCTCTAATAGAGATTTACCACTAAATAATTCATTTAGTATAGATCCTGCAGCTGCGTATGTAAGTGCAGCTCTTGCAAAATAATATTGATACATTCTTCGTAAAGCAGGATCAGACTCAAATGCTGGTAATGATTTAGCTATAATTCTAACATTTGATATTGTCCAATCAGGAGCAAAGAGTAATAATTGCATATACCCTCTAGATCCAGGTTGGAATGTAGTCTGCATCATTCTTTTTAGAAGTGGGGTTTGAATCCTATTAGCAATCATTTCCCAATTCTGTCCACCAAATGCATCATTAGTGAACTGTGCTGCTTGTGTAGCTTTACGATATACTGTAGCGTGGTTATCCCCAGGCATAATAGCCATAGGATTTTTAACACCCATTTTAGTTGGGTTGTTTAATACAGTCATAAACGTATGTAGTTTAGCTGCTGTAAAAACTCTATCCCAAGTTATTTTATCAAACCATCTAAATACTTTTTCGGCTTTACCACCTGTAGAAATTCCAAAATGACTTTTAAGAAATGTATCTATACCTCTTATATTGTAATAAAATCTATCAAATCCTACGTCCTCTGGAACTGAAATTTGTAATCCTGTACCTTGTGCAAACCTTACAACATCATTATATCCATGTCTTTTTAAACGTTTAATCGCATGACCATATTCTTTCATATGATGCTTAGGATCATTGATCATCTTTAAGATTTCAGGCTTAGCTCTAGGATTTAGTATTTGTTTAACTGAATTCCATTTTGTTCCTGCAAACAACATTGATTCTACTAATGCACCTGCATGAAAGAATGAAAAACCAACAGCTAATCTTTTCATCATTAAGTTGGTAGTAAAGAGTGCACCCATTAATGCTTGTTCTTCTCTAGCATCAAAGATCATCTTTAAAGAATTAACCATACCTTTATGAACAAATACAGTTTGTTGTCCACCATCATCAAAGTAAGGATGTTGAAATTTAGTATAGTTTTGATCGTCAGCGTAAGTACGACCCTTTAGTGTTCTATACATTAAAGGTCTATTATTAACTTTAGAAATTTCTAAATTTTTAATTAAAGCTCTTGTAGCCATAGCTTTACTTGCTGCAAAGCCATATATTTTTATAAGTTCTGCTGGATCATCAAATCCTTCTCTTATAGTATATCCTTTTCTAAATCCTCTATTAATATCTCTAAATGTACTAGATCTACCAAATTGAAATTTTTCTGATGGACCAGTTACTTTTTGTAATGGAGCATCATAATCAGTCATAAATTTAAATGCTTGATCTTTTGGATTATATTGATTCCATAATAAAGGAAGATAGTTTCTTCTTTTATGTGTAATTAATCCAGCGTCATTACCAAAGATATCGTAAAACTTATCAAATGTTTTTCTAATAGCTATAGCTCCATCCATTTCTTTTTTATTTAAGAAATTAGGAACTTCATCTAATCTTGGTTTAGCATTGTCAGGAATAAATCTTGATCCTTTTTTATCCCATGTGCCTCTAGCTCCAGCTAGGTAATAAAATATCTTACGTCTAGAATCTATAGCATCTGGTAAATTTAATTTTACTACATTCGATAATTCTACTGCTGCTGTATTCAGCTTAACAGTAATTAATTTCATAGTATCTAATGCTGCTTCAGTAGATAGTGCTGCTTGATCATATGCTGGTTTAGCTTTAGCTCCAGCCATCATAAACAGTTTACCTGCTCCCCAAATACTAGCACCTACTGCAGCTCCTTTAGCTGATGCCATTAATTTTTCATCATCTGCTGTAAGGAATTGAGCTGTAGCACCTATACCTGCTAATGATGCAGCTACTTTAAAGTTTGTAGCTATTGATGCGTCTTTAGCATTTTCATTAAGTTGTCTTAATGCTACTGTAATATCTGCTTTAATTCTTTCAAAATTTACAGGATCATCAATATCTTTTTGTTGTTTTTTAATTTCTTCAATTAAATCATCAACTGAATTAAAGAATCCTTTTTTATTATAACGTACTGCTTTACTTAAATCAGGACTATGTTTTTTTAATACTTTATCAACTGCTTGGTTTGCTAATACTCTAGGTGTTCTAGTCATTCTTGATGCTAGTTCACCCATACCTGCAAAGCCTACAGAAAATAAAGCTCCAGCAGTAGCTCCTATAGTAGTTTCAATTGTAGTTCTTTTAGCTTCCATTGTTCTATCTTCAGATAGTTGCCATACAGATGAAAATACAAAGGGTGTAGCAAGAGTAGCAAATCCACCTACTTTTAGGTCATCAACTGCTTCACCAGTTTTTCTTGCTATTTTTTGTTTAGACCATTTTAATTTGTCAGCGTGTCTTAACTTAATTGAGTTAACAACACCTCTGCCTAATTTACCCCAACCAAGAGGCATAGCCATTAGCCAAGGATCTGCCATTAACATATTAACAAGTTCAGCTCCAAAGAGTTTAGGATTTTTTTTAATCATATTCCCAACTTCTTTGAAGTCTATAGACATTGGTCCTTCATCTAATAAGTAACCAAATCTTTGTAATTTACGTTCAGCAGTCTTATATAACTTTGTGTCTTTTAAGTCTGGATTGTTTTGTATAAATCTTAAAGCTTCTTCAGCTTGTTTCTTTTTAGTATTACCAGTTATCCATTGATATAGAGAGGCAGGTAATGATTCTTCTAATATAAGATGATAAGGATTACGCAAGGATTGAAAGAATCCTGGTGTATTGTCTTGTGTGGGATCTTTTAATCCATCAGATATATTATTAATAGGATCTCTCAAACGAGGATCCTGCATTCTGATGTCGTTAGCCATCTAGAATCCCCAATCTTTTCTTACTTTTTTATAATGTCTTAATTCTCTACTATCATGTAAAGCAGTAGAATATTTCTTAGGAATTTTTTTTGTAAATGTTTTAAATGGACTTGTAGATTCTTTACTTGTAAATCTTTTCATTGTTTTAGTATAAATTTTATTAGCTGCAAGATCTGCAGATTTATATGCTTTTATACCACCTTTACCTTTAGCAAATTTAAGAACTGGTTTAGATTTTGGTAATCCAGATCCTATAACAACTCCTGCTTTTTTTTGTTTCCAAGATGGAGCTGTAGGTGTTTTAACTTTTAATTTTCTACCTTTAATACCTATAGCTGTTCTTTTTCTTGAACTTTTTAATTCACTTCCAAATCTTTTAAAAAATTTTCTGTTAGCTAAATTTAAAGCTACAGATTCACCTCTTAATGTTTCAAGAGATCTTGCACTAACACCAGAAAAACTACCACTATCTGCTCCAAATGTTTCTCTAATATTTTGATCTGCTATTTTTTGTTGTCTTAATTTTATTTGTTTATCAGTTAAAAATTCAGGTTTAACTTTAACCTTTTGTGGTTTAAGTTTTTGAACACCTTTAAACTTTTTACTAAATCCTCTAATTATAAACTTTGTAACCATAATTATACCTCGAAATATTCAGGGAATCTAGATCTAAGAATTCTTTCAGCTCTTTGTCTAGATACGTTCTGTAATTGTGGGTTTGATGCTAATAGCATAGCAAATATTTGTGAATCATCATTAGCAAGTACATTGCCATCTGAATTAGGTATTATAACCTCTGGTCCTTTTTCACCTACAAGATAAGGTTGACCAGCTTCTACTGGACCACCTTCTGCTCTAGCTTTAAGTTTAGAAAAATCTCCTGATTCAAGTGTTGCATCAAACCAAAGAAATCCACCTTTAACTTTAATTTGTTTTTTTCTTATAAGATCTTCTATAACTTTTCTTCTAAAATCATCATCAAATGTAATTTTCTTTCCTGGATTTTTTTCTCTTTCAGTTTCTAATCTTTTTTGCATTTCAATAGCAATCTTTTCGACTGCTGCTTCATATTGAGCACCTTGATTACCAGGTTTAATAGCTGCTTCTAACCAATTTGGTGCAGAAGTTCCCATAGTATTTAAAGTAGCTTTTACACTAGCCACTTGATCTGCAGTAGCTTCGTATATTCCACCTTTAGCTTTAACTCTATCTTTGTATTCTGCTGAAATGTTAGTAGCTTTAACAAAATTATCTAATATATTTTCGTCTATTCTTTTGCCTTTAGCTGATGATTGCATTAATGCTAAACCTAAAGTAAATGCAGGATTAGCCATAAGTGCATCCATCCCACCTTTATCTTTCCAATGTTTTTTAACTGCATTCCAATCCATACCAGATACTTTAGAAATAGATTCTCCATCTTTATCTGTAAATTCTGATTTTTTATAATTTTTATGAAGTCCTATTTCGTTTGCATAGTATGCATCTGCAGTACTTTTTGCACCTGTTTGTGTATTAGTTTGATGTGCCCATCCTGGTTTCATATATGGGTCACCCATCATTTCATTTGTTTTTTTATTATAATCTATATTGATAGATTTACCTGGTCCAACATTAACTGTACCAACTTCACTTTCTAATTTTTCTTGTTCTTTTTCGTAATAACCTTTTTTTGTAGTTTTTTTCTTTTTACCAGTAGCTTCTGTAGTATGTCTTTGAAAATTTACACTATTTCCATAATCTTGGATACCTGGATAAGATTTTTCTGCATACTCTCCTTTTCTCCATTTATCCCAAATAGTTCCTACATATGTGTTATCCCATATACTCATTATAATATTCCTTTGTCTAAATTATTTCTTTTTAAAAAGTCATAGTATGGACTTTGACTTACAGCTAACCAACGATAAGGTGAAGGTTTGCCTAATATTGATAATTGTTTTGCTTTAGCTGTACTATATTGATTCTTAAAAAAGAATTCATTTTGATTTGAATTTGTATTATCAAACCAATTTTGTGCAACTGAATCAGGTTGTTCTTGTCCTGATACTATATAAGGTGCATCAGGTGCTAGCTTATTCATTAAAGCTCTATCTTGTTCTGTAGCTGCCCATGAACTACCATCACCAGCTCCTAAACGACCTAATAATCCACCTTTATCTGTACCTGGACCACCATATTTATAAGTACCGTAATCACTTGTTAAAAATTCTTTAGCATTTCTACCACTTGCCATTAAAAATCTACCAAGTGGAGATAATTTTGTTATAGGATATTGCCTTCCTATATTATCCCAATGTTCTTTAAATGTAAGATTTACAGTTCCTTGACCTGCTCTACCATATGGTTCATATTTAACACCTTCTGTACCATAGTATTCATTAAGCTCTTTATTAAATTGTTTATACTCCTCATCTGACATTTTTTGAACGTCAGTACCATGTTCTTTAATTCGTTTTTGAGTATCTTGCCAATGATGTTTGTCAGGTGTATCGTATTCATCATCTGAATCTACAAAACCACCACTTTCAAACTTTCCAGTTTTAGGATTTATACTAGCATGATGAGGTGTTACACCTGCATAACCCATATTCATGGTTCTATGATCTCCAGATCCACCACCTCCTTCACCAGTAGAAAATGATCTATCTGAAATTCTAGTATCTGCGTGTGTGCTTATACCTTTTTCTTGTGATAATGCAGCTTCCATTCCTGAAACTTGCATATCATTTCCACCACCTGAATCTGAAGATGATCCTCCTCCACCTGACATAATTTCTCCTTATAAAATTATAGCAACAGCTAAAATAATACCTGCAACAATCACAACTTTTTTGTGATCATTCCAATAGTGTTTAACTTCGTGTATCAATTTATCCATTATAATAACCCTCCTAGTAATCCGAAACCACCACCAAGTGCTGCTCCAAGACCAGCTCCTGCTAATCCACCCATTGCAAATCCAGGACCCATCATAGATCCTAAAGCTGCTCCAGACATTGCTCCACCTGCAGCCATTCCTACAGGATTAGCTCGTGGACCAATTGTTTGTCTATTTTGTATTGGCATTCCAAAACCAATAGGTGCAACAGTAGCGTAGTATTGTTCTAAAGCTCTTTGTGGTGCTAATTGTTGTTCTGCTTGTATATCTTCTAATGCTCCTCCTACAGCTGTTAAACTTGGTACTCTTTGTGCTGTAGATAATTGTCTAGCTCGTTCTCTTTCTAATTGTCCAAATGCAAGAGGTAATGCTTTTTGAGCTACTTGTCCTGTTACAGTTGCTTGAGCTAAAGGTGAAGTTGGTGTTCTACCAGCTCCACTAAATTGTCCAGCAACACTAGAATATATATCTTGACCAGCTTGTGCAATCAAAGGAGATAAGAAAGGATTGGTATACTGACCCTGTATTGTTCCTAATATTTGTTGGTTAGCAGCATTAGCTAATTGTTCTTGTGCAGCTAATCCTTGCATAGTTTGTGTGCTTGGAGCAACGTAACCAGCTCCTGCTGGTCCTTGCCCATATATAGTACCAGCTTCAGATAAAATCTGATTTAATGCTGGTTCTGCAGGTGCGTATGGTTGTGCTACAGTAGTTTGTGTACTTGTACCACTTCCACTTCCTCCTCCTCCAAATGACATATGTTATTTCTCCTTTTTTTTTTCTAATAATACATGGCTTTCTGTATAACCAAATGGTTTAAGAACTTTCTTCCAACCAGGTCTTGCTACTAATTCTAGCAAATCACAATTATTTAACCACGCAAAATCTTCTATGTGTTTAATTAAATGTTGCCATTTTTCACGATGTCTACCTGTCATTATTTTAATATTAAGACAACGTTGTAATGGTCTTTGTATTACTTCTGTTACTACTAATCCATAATACTTGGATTCTTTTGCAGCTTCTTTATCCCATAGGATCCATAACTGCATTTTTTCTTCATTAATCCACTTTTTAATATGGTCTGCTAAAGCATAACCATTGGATCTATTTAAAGAGTTAGCGATGTCTGTTTTGACTAATGTCCAAACTTCGTTAACGCTTTTAGTTGGTACATTTATTAATTCGATCATGTTACTGACATATATGATATACCAAAATGAACTGAATCTGAACTACTAACTGTAGCTTTTATTGCATCAGAAGGTTCTAAAACTAAAGGTGATCCAGTAAAAACTTCTCCTGATGTGTTAGCAGCAAGAGTATGCGTTTTAAGTATAGTATACTCAGCACTAGCTGAATTATCTGCTACATCTAATGATAATGTTGGTGTATTACTTGTATTATTAGTTACCAATATAGACTTTATAATTAAAGTCTCATCTGATGCTGCAGTTAATAATGCAGTCTCACTACTTGTTGCTAATGCAACTCCTTTAAATTTAAAAGTATTTGCCATATTAACTTAATGTTAAATTTGTATTTCTTCCAACTTCTAAATATTTACTTCCATTATACCTAAATATAAATAAATCTCCTTTAGATGCTGTTGTAGTTAATGTTGGAGCTTCATCATCTTTAAACTCATAAATAGCATTCCAAGTAATAGTTCTAGAACCTGTACCATCCTGAATTATAAGTAATGAAACAAATTGTCCTGTAGTTCCATTTGATGCTGCTGCTAAAGTTCTGTTTCCTGCAAGTGTAACTTTTGCTACATCTGAAGTAGAGGCATCCCATGATATTGTAGATCCATCTGTAAGAGTAGCTTCAGCATAACCTATTTTTGCAGTAGTAATTTGATTATCTGCAACATGAGCTGTATCAATACTTCCATCTGTATAATGTTCGCTGTTAATTGCATCATCTGCAATCTTTGCGTTAGTAATTGCATCAGCTTGTATATCTGAAGTTGCAATAGAAATAGATGAAGGTATAGAATTAATAAATGCCATAACTATCTTGCGTTACAAGGTACTCCATTTGAATTTACGAAAGGTGCTTCTGCGAAAGCCATGTAGATCATTGCATTAGTACCATTGAAAGATGATCCATCACTTCTTAATTTAAAACCATTAGAAAGAAAATCTACTTTAGCTGTCCCTCTATCTGTTTTTACTGTTGCTTCACTAGAGTTATTATTTGGTGATAATTGTGCAGCATCGTCATCATTAAATGTTTCTCTTTTGCTATCAATCAAGTGCCAATGTTGACCACTATCAGATGACTTAAATAAAATCCAAGCTGGGCGAAAACCGAGCCAAATAAAATTTCCATCATTTGAATTATTACCTGTGTAGCTTCCAAACTTGCTGAAGCCTTGTTTTTCTGCGAATAGATAAGATATTGATGCGTTTGAATGATTTGTTAATGGAGATGTACCTACAGACCAAACAGAAGATGTTGGGGTTGTATTATTCCAATAACTAGAATTTGTTCCTGCAGCATCATGTAAATTAAGTGCTAATGCTTTTCCATTTCCCATTGAGGCATGGTAAAATCCCCAATGTTCTCCACTTGCTTTACTTTTGTTTATAATCATTTTTGGAACTGCACCTAACCCATGACCTATCGTAGCATTTGACCCTGTTCCTGTATAAGACACAATACTGAAACCACTTGTAGTATTTGCAGAAACATTTGAACTTATACTACCATCTGAGTTTGATGATGATGAGCCACCAGCTAACCAATTCCAAGCTACATAAGTAGTAGAAGAACCATTATTTTGATTACTATTTGTTGAGCCTGCAGTTAATGTAAATCCATCTGCTCCAACTGCTGAAATATAACCATGTGCACCACTATCTACTCCTTCAGCTGCCGTACTAGCTGGTGTTAAATCTTTAGTAGCTCCAAAACCTCTAACAACATCATATGCTTGTGGATTATAAGCACCATAAGTACCAGAACGAGATTTTAACCATATCCAGTCAGGCTGAAATCCAACTCCTGAAATTGATTGTGATGATCCATTTCCTGTATATAAAACAGTATTGAACAATTTTGTTGGGTCGTTTAAATTTTCATCTACATAAGCCATATTATCCATACTCCGCTAAATTTTTAGTACATAATGCGTAATAACCACTAGGTACTGCGTATTCAAAATTGCCATAACCATTAGCATCTGTGTTTCCTGATGAGATTGCATATGCTGGATTACCGAAATTTGCATTAATAACTTGTGCACCATCACATCTACAAATAATTCCCCAATAATATCCTGTGTGACTTATAGTTAATTGTGTAGTTCCAGATAAATCAGAATCATTTTTTTTCCATTTAATAGTTTTTGTTCCACTATCTAAATCAATAAGCATAGAAACAATATCTCCAGCAGATGTTGTTCCAACACTAGAAGCCTGTTCTGATGTTCCTATCCATAAAGTTCCGTCAGAAGATTTGTATCCATATGAAATTGCTGATGCTACTGAAGAATGACCAACATATCCATTTAATTCTGCAATATCTATAATTCCAAAAGTTCTTGTATTATCAGCATCTTCACATTTAAATTCCATATACCATTTACCTGAATTTACAGCTATAGTTGATATTAAAGAAGCATCATTTGCATTAGATTGTTTTAGATTACCTTCACTTAAATCAATACTGCCTGAGTAAGTTCTGCCACTATCTACAGGATTCCAAGTTACAAAGTTATTAGTTGGTGTATCAGTAACACTAGAATTTGCAGCTAAACCACTAGATGAAAAGTGATGACCATTGCCTGAGCTATCGCCACCCATTCCAGAAGCATTTTGTGCTGTTCCAGTTCCTGGAACATTTAAATAAAATCCATTTGTTCCAAAGGTTAAACCAGATACTTTTACTGGTTGCCAAATTGTCGGACTATCTTCGTTAAATTCTCCAAAGCTAGAAGCAGCAAGTTGACTGCCATCTATATTAACTATTTCAGCAAGGTAACCTCGAAAATTAGAAACACCTTCAGTAAAGCAACCTATAAAATGATTTTCTGTGTGGTTCCATTGCATTGTTGCATTTTGGCTAGGATAATCACTTGTTGCCCAAGAAGTTATTTGAGAACCATTTAAATACATTTTAAAACGATTAGCCTCAGTTCCTTGTGTTGTATCAATAGCAGTTACGACATGGTACCAGGCGCTGGGATCACGCAGAAGTGCGTTACTACTAAAAGATAATACTTTACTACCATTATTATAAGCAAGGCATTCTATTTTATGATTTTCCATTCTAATAACAAAATAATCATCACCTGCTGTATTACTATTTATTATAAACATAGTTCCAGTAGATATTTGAGAAAGTTTCATCCAAAAAGAAATAGTAAATGTACTTCTATTACCAGAACTTGATGGATCTCTTTCTAAGTGATCATTATCATTTGGTTCAAATCTTAATGAATTATCAACTTGAAAAGCACCAGTTGATAAAGTATTAGCTGGTATAATAATCATTAACTCTCCAATATTGGAAGTTCACCTAATGGTCTTGTAGTTGAACCATCCTCTTGTCTTGTATATTTATATAAAGCTTCTAAAGCTGGTGTATCACTAGCGTTTGTAATAGCTGTTTCCATTTCTGCACATTTAGTTCTCACTGCTGCTCTATGAGTAGTGATTGCACTTGGTACTGCCGTTCCAGCATCTGCTTTTCTAGTTATATACCAATCTGTTTTTTGAAGTTCTCCTGCAGCTTGTTCTTTAATTGTTCTAATTAATTGTGTTTTTAATCCTTCAGTTTTTACATCACCTACAGATTTATCACTAGGTAATATTTCATCATCACTATCTTGTTGTGTAAATAAAATATCTTCATGTGGTCTAGGTGTTGCAATTCCATAAGAACCTACTGCTTTATTGCTTTCTACTCCATAAGAAATATTAGTATTGATATACCATTTTTCATCTTTTTTATTAGTTTCATCTACTGTAACTTTAAAAATGCCAATAGCATTTCTTTCAGCTTCAGACCATAAAGTAAATATAGATTTTGGATATTGATTATCTCCAATAGTAACACCTTTGTTACTATTATAAAATTTAGTTATTTGTTGATTTTCTATTAATGCAAACATATTACTCCTATGATAATGTTAAATTAAGATTTCTACCAACCTCAAGCCATTTAGATCCATTATACCTAAAATTAAACATATCTCCCTTAGAAGCAGTTGTTGTAGCTGTAGGTGCTTCATCACCTGCAAATTCAAATACTGAGTTCCAAGCTATAGTCCTACTTCCTGTTCCATCTTGAATACAAACAATTGAAATGAATTGTCCAGTTGTTGGATTAGTTGGTGCATCAAAAGTTACATTAGCTGTTAATGTTACTTTAGCAACTGGAGATGCTCTAACATCCCAATCCTGCGTTGCATCAAATGTTAATGTATCTTCTTCTAAATATACACCACCTGTTATTTTTGTCAAATTATTAGCATCTGTTGATAATACTTTAGATGCTGCACTTGTTCCTAATGTTGCAAGGTCAAGATAATTTAATTCTGTAGCAGTTGCTGTTACACCATCTAGTTTATTTAATTCAGCTCCAGTAGATGTAACTGCTGTTCCACCATAATTAAGATTACCTGCTGCTATAACTACTTCACCTGTTCCTTTTGGTGTTAATGTAATTCCAATATTAGAATCATCACCTACAGCTCCTAAAACTGGATTATTACTTGTTGCTGCGTTAGTAACTTCTAAATGATTAACTGCCGAAGATGTTGTTTGAAATACAACTTGTTCATTTCCATTAGCATCTGCAATATAACCTGCGTCAGCAATTTTAGGTGTTGTTAATGTTGGTGAAGTTAAAGTTTTGTTAGTTAATGTATCTGTTGTTGCTTTACCAACCAATGTGTCTGTTGCTGCTGGTAAAGTTACTGTTACATCAGCTGTTGCTGCTGGACCAATTAATGTAACTGAATTTGTTCCATTATCAGTATCTTCTTTAAATAATATTGAACCAGCACTTGAGCTTGATCCACTTAATACTGGTGCTGTTAATGTTTTGTTTGTTAAAGTTTGTGTTCCAGTTAAAGTTACGTCTCCAATATTTTGTGGTGTAATTTTTGTAAATGAAACTGAATCAGATCCTAATGTAGCTGATGTATTTGTAGTACACATCCACATAGTATTGTCATTAGTTGATCCTTGATTAACAACGACAATTTGTCCTGATATTTCTGCTATTGCATCATACTCAGTAGATCTACTAGCTGTTCCACTTGAAACAACTGTGTAAATACCATTTTGACTATCAGTAGATTGATTTTTAACTAAGACTTGATCTCCTGTAGCAAGAGTTACTCCATCAATTGTATCTCCATTTTGAAGATCTGATGAAAGAGTTACATTGGCAGTTGTTGCTGCTTCTACAACTATTCTAGTTCTAAGTCCTGCAACTGCATTATCTACATAAGTTGTTGCTGCTTTAGCGTCTAGTTGAGTTTGAATAGCTGAACTAACGCCATCTAAATATCCTAATTCTGTAGCAGTTACTGCTGATGATGTAAGTTGTTTTGAACCATTTGTAGTCAAAGCTCTACTAGCAGTTAAACCAGAAACGATTACATCATTATTAAATGTAGCTTTTCCAGCTTCACTCATATCTAATGTTAATGCAGTAATTGCACTTCCACCATCATTACCTTTAATTAAAACATCTTTATCTGATGTTGTAGATTTAATAACTAAATCTGTTGATGAATTAGTAATTTCTCCAAATTGAGTGCCTCCATCATAAAATTTTATATCTCCACCATCTGCGTCTAAATGAATATCGCCAGGTGCATCTAATGTTGTACTTGTTGCTCCATTTAAAACAAAATCTAATGCAGTAGTTCCTGCTGCTTTAAGAGTTACATTATCTCCATCAGCATCAAGAATAATATCTCCTGATACATCTAATGTATAATCTCCAGTTATAGCTGTAGTTTCAGGTAATGAAGTATTTGTTGCACTAATAGCTCCAATGTGTACTGAAGTTATAGCTTCATCTGAAAGAGATCCTGAATCCCAAGCAACTGTAACTGTTGTATTAGTTGAAAAAGCAACAGCTGTAATTGATCCATAAATTGTACCTGGTGTAGATGCTACTACTTTAACTCTACGTCCAACATGGTAAACAGAAGTTACATTAGCTCCTGCAATTGTAAAACTTGTAGAAGATGCGTAAGCTGGTGTGTATGTTCCTGCTCCATCCCCATATTCAATCCATTCAACAGAATTATAAAACTGTCTAATATCTGCCATTAAATCTCTAAAGGCATTATTAATATTAGAAGGTAACATTCCCTCTGCAACAGATACTGAACCTGTTGAAGTAGTTGAATTATTTCCTGCTGTTGTATCGTATTTTCCTATATAACTTCCTGCCATGATTCTCCCTAATTCATAAACCAACTGTAAGCTTTATCGCTTTCAGTATTATTTTTATTTATTAATTCATTAACACTAGCTTCCAATTGTCTTTGGAAATACTCTTGTGCTTCCATTGAATATCTTACATTATCTATATTAACTTCATCTGACATTATCTTACTCCTGCTCTTGATGCTACAAGGTCTATTCCTTGTGCGTGAGTAAATGTAGTACCTGATGGTACTTTTACATTTGCTCTTATATATCTTCCAGATTTTCTAACTGGATTAATTCCACTATCTCTCATAGAAACTGAACTTGTTTCAGATTCTGTATCTGCTAATCGTTCTCTAGCTTTTACTGTTAATGTTGCTGTTGCATCTACAATAGGTCTAACACCTGTTATATTAGCTCTCATTCCAGGAAAAGGTTCTATTTCTGCTGTTTCTACTTCGCATTCATTATCTGTTCCTGAAAAAATTGCAGCTTTGTAATCACTATCAATTCCACCAAGTAGAACTTGTCCACCTGACCAGAAATCTGTATCTAATGCAGCATTAATATTTTCTAAGTTTTGAGATAAAATATCCATTAATTCTACAGTATAAGCTCCAACAAACTGTGAGAATATTGTACTAGCATTAGCATTTGCTAAAGACCATTTCTTAGTAGCATAATTATAAATAATTATTTTATCGCAAATACCTGTTGTATTAGCTGCGTTTGATGTACTTGGAAATAACCACATAGCTAATTGGTTAAATGGATCTACTGCTGCACAAATTCTATCTGAGTATGCTTTGTTTAAATTAAGATCAAAATATCTATTAACTTTTTCTACACCAATAGGCATAATTTGATCACCATTTATTTGATAGAAACCATCATCAGCATAAAAGAATATTTGTCTATTATCTTGACAAACTGTTCTTCCATATACAGCTCCTCTGTTTGGAGATATAACTGATAGCCTAAATACTGTAGCTCCACCAACATAGTCCATACGAATTATTTGGTTTTGTCTAAACACATATCCAACCTCTCCAGAAGTTATAGCTACTACCTGACCACCAGATCCTGGAAGATCTTGTGAATCAGATTGTTTACCAGACCAGACAGTAATATCATTAATGCCTGACCATTGAATTCTGTTTGTTGCGTTTGTAATATTTCCTGTAACTAAAAAGTCTCGAACAACTCCTGAAACTCTAAATGTAGGAACTGTTCCTGCAGTTTGAATTGCACTAAGATTAGCAAAGTTAGTTGATGTTCCCATTAAATAATATTGTGGTGCATCTACTCCATTACTTGCTATTACATATTCACCAAATTGTGTGAATGTCCAAAAATCTGTATGTCCACCAGTTAAACTTGCTTTACGTGATGTAAAAGCTCCTGAAGTTAACTGATAAATATTTGTTCTTGTAGCTACAAAGTTATAAACTGTATTAGAGTTATCTCTAAATGAACCTGCACCTTTAGAATCTGTGCTTGTAGTATTTGAACTATAAGCTACTAAAGATGGAAATCTTTTATAAGTATTTAATGCATGATAAACATTAGTAGCAACATTTGCTCCTTGTTTTCCATGGTCAGGTTGATCTGGTAGCCATTCTCCAAAAGGTACTTGCATTATCTAGTCCTATAAAATGATAAGTCGGTTTGAACATCTGTTCTTTGTGTAACAGGTGCACCACCATATGAATCTTGTTTGTCGTTTTGCTCACATCTTTCCATAGCTGTAGAATACATAGCTAACCAATTTTGTGCTTGTTGTGGATCTATTCCACCAAGAAAGTTAGATGCATGATAAAGGGATCCATACAAATATACTGCAGGATGATTTGCGAGCATCCAATTGGATGTGTTAGAGACGCTAAGAGGTGATATAGCTTTGTAATATGAAAGATAACCAGTGTAGCTAGTATCAGGAGAAGGACCAAATCTAAAAGTTTCTGTTTCATTATCACTCTCTATTGTGTAAGCTCTAGGCTTTCCAGTTCTAGAACCTCCTTTTGTTTCAAACATATTAGCTGGTGTAATATATTCCAAAGGATATTTAACTGAGCTAGATAAAATATAAAATGATCTAACTGCAATAAATCCTGTTGGTACTGTTTCTGTTTCTGAATCTATTGTAATAGTGTCTATTTGTTCCATAGCTCTGATTCTTAACTTTGCGTTAAAATCAGCTTCTGTAAGTTTAATAAAATCGTCAGCAATCTCATCAGTTAAATCTGTTCTGTTTAACCAATTAGCTACTGATGATTTTAATTCTGAATATGATGATAATGCCATTTAACATGCCCACTTTCTTAATGCTTTATTAATTCTACTGTTAGGATCTCTAGCTGTTTTAGCTGAAGTTAATTTTTTCTTCATGCCTTTCATTCTTGCACAAAATGAGGCACGTCTTTTGCTAGTCTTAGATTTTGTTGGTGCTTTTAAAGTACCACCTTTATAACTAGCTCTACCTTTTGCATTTAATCCACCTGATGGTGATTTACCTTCTTTACGTTGCCATGCTGGTGTCTTTGCCATTACAATGATCCTTCTGCTGTTCTAAAATATCTAAACTCACTTGAGTTTAGTTTCATTCTCATAATTTTTTGTTGTGTTTCTTTAGGTAAGGCAAACCAATTTCTACTACCATTGTATTCATGTGCCCATACTTGTAAGACCAGAGGTGGAACACTAGCAACTCTTTTCATTTCTTTAGACTTAGAAAGCCATCCTTGATCATGATTGTATAAGTCTTTATTTCTTTTCAACAAAGGGTTAACATTTTGTTGATTGTTGATAGTTAACTTACCATCTGATTCTTGGATATATTTAGTTACTATTCCGTTATCGTATTCTACTGATCTTACTTTACCCATTATTCAGTCAATTCTGTAGCGTATAGTTCTCCATCAGAACCACCAATTCTTAATACTGCAATTTTTTCTCCAGCTGAAACTTTAATAACTTCAACTTCTCCTGCAGGTAAATAAGTAGTACTTGTAGTTGCTGTTGGTGATACTGCTATATGTATATGACAAGCAATAGTACCTACAACTCTTATGTATTCTATATTAGCTGAAAAAGCTGAACTAGCAGAAGATGAACTTCCAGAAGTTAGCTTATGTACAGTTCCATGTCTTAAACCATAGTTCATGTATTATTCTCCTTTTGTTTAGGATATGTTCCCAGAACGTTCCAGGAACATTAATCCTATTTAATTATCTTCTTATAACAAATGTTACGCCAAGTTTTTTAGCTCCAGTAGAACCACCATCTGTAATCATTTCGATAGATCCACCTTCAGCTACTAAATTTGCTGCAGTAGGTTCTGCTGTGTCAATATCACCTGCTGCTGAACCTGAGTTAGCAACTGTGATTGCTCCACCTGTAACTGCAGTTCCACCAATTTCAAAAGTAATTGCTGCATCTCCACCAGAGATAGCACCTTGTAAAGCTGTAATAATTTTTATAATTTTTCCACCATCAGGTACTGCTACGTAAGTTGATGATGCTGTTGATACGTCTGCGATTTCACCGTATATAAAATAGTCGTTTAATGTTCTCATTTTATTCCTTAATTGTTCCGATCCTAACCTATCTCAGATCTTCAATTGTTTGAAATACTGCTGGGCGAGCAGATTTAAGGTTACTCGCCCAAACAAATAATATTATTATGAAGTTGTTAAGTCAGCAACAAGACCTGATGCTGCTTCATTTCTAGACTCAAGAGTAGCTTCTACTAAAAGCTGTCTTTTTTCAGAGTCACCAGTTTTTGATAATTCATGCATTGTGAAATCTCTTAAGAATGCGATTCCCCAATAATTCATATCAAGAACATAGCAATCTCTATCTCTAGAGAATCTATTTGGAACAACTTGCAATTGACCGAAGTCAGAAGCGTATACATCTACAGAAGTGTATAATGTAGCGTCTGCACCTGCATCAAATCTAGTGCTGTTTCCAGTGAATCCTGATAATTTTTGTTTATTAAAAGGACCAACCATAATCATAGTTGGATCTCCACCTTCATTCCATACTGATTTAATTACAGATTTTAAAAGATCTTCAGTGAAAGCTCTCTGAGTACCGTCAGTTCTAGCAGTATTACCTACTGAACCAGAAGTACCAGAAGTTCCCATTACATCGTTAGTTGCAACCCAAGCTCCAAGAGAACCCATTTCTCTAGCAGCAGTAGCTGAACCTGTAACTTCTGCATTGTTAGTTGTAATTTGTGCTTCCATATCTCTTTTAAGCTCTTTAGCTTTTTTAGCGATTTGGTAAGCTAATTCAGATGCTCTACCAGCTTTGTCAACTGCTTCTTGCGTACCTGAGATTACAACTGTTTTGTCCATAATTTGACAAGAGTTAGATAATCTAGTTGTTGCAGTAACAGCGTCTAAAGTTGCTTCATCCCCTTCGATAACTGCGTTAGAAGTTGAAGCAGATGCTAGTGCATCGGTTTGCCATTCGTGAAGGACTGCAGTAGCTTGTGTCTTAGCTGCTGAGCTTAGGAATGGCGTATCTGTAGGTGAGATGTTATAGATAACATCAGAAAGATCTTCTCTTTCACCTACTGAATCGTACGTATCAAACGTATTAGTTGGTTGTGCCATTGTTTTTATTTCCTTTGTTGAGATTTAAGATTAATCATATCCATTATAGCACTCTGTGCATCTTTAAGATGTCCAGTTTTGCTTAACCGATTGATTTTATTTCTTATGCCTTCTCTACCAGAACTTGTTGATGATTTTGCAACACCAGCTTTTACTACTTTAGGAGCATTAGCTACCTTCTTTTGAACGATAGGTTTTTTATCTTTCAAATTTTGATAATTCATTGCATCCTTTGCTACCATAAGAAATCTATGGTCAGCAAGTGATCCTATTTCTTGATCATTAAAACCATAATTACGTAATGAATTACGCATACTAACTTTAAATTGATCTGCTTTATTAGGATCTGCAAACTCAGGTATTTTTTGTGCTGCTAACTCTCGCTGTGTATTAAGGAATTCATCGTATTGTTTTTGTTGAGCTTCTCTTGCTTTAGATCGTACATCATCTAGCTGCCTAGTTTTTTGTCTCATCTGGTAATCCAGTCGTGCTGCAGCTGTTGGATCTTCTTCCCAAAGCTTTTGAAGATCATGACTTCCTTGTTCTTGTCTGACAGTTGCGTCAGCAGTTGCAATTAAATCATTGAGTTCTTGTAGTCGAGTATCATAAGTTTGACGAAAACTCTCCTTTTGGTTATCAAGCTCACGCTTTTCCATACCTAAATTATGAGTTTTTTGTCGGTAATCTGAGTCTCTAGAATAACCTGCCTTCAGTTCATCGAGGCTGACCTCTATCTCTTGACCATTGACTTTTAATCGGTGGAGATTGGGTTCCTCTTGTAATTCTGTTGTAGTTTCTTCTGTCTCAGTATTTTCAGAAATTTGTTCTTCAGTTGCTTCAGACTGAGCTTGACTGTTTTGAACTTCCTGTTCCACAGGATTTTCTGATGGTTCTGCTTTCGGTTCTTCTGAAGTCTTTTGTGGTTGACCTTTCGGTTCCAAGATTCCAGCTATTTTGTCAGCAGCACCTTGTACATTAGTACTTTCTGCCATATCGTTCCTTTCATGGTTGACGAATTTGAAGTTGCGTTAGCTTAACTTCGTTTATTTAATTGATCTAACTCTTGTTGAGTTAGTTTTCCACTAGCCATAACACTTTGTAAATGACCTCTGATTTTGTCTACAAGATTGTAGGCTACCCAAAGGTATGTACGCTGTTCAGACTCAGTGAATTTTGTATTAAAGATTTCTTGTTTATATATTTCAAGAAGATCTTCAAATGCTGTTTTAAGCAAGGGATCATTTAGCAGTTGTTCTGCTCGTTTGCCCTGGCGTATTTGCGTTTCCTTGTTGTCCATCTATTTGTTGTTTAGTATTAAAGAAGTTTTCTTGTCCTTTAATGATTTCTTTCATTAGATTACCTGATGATTTTAGATCTTCTGCTTCCATCATAGATCTTCGTTTCAACTCAAGTTCATCTATCTTAGATCCATATTTAAGTTCAATTTCTTTTATCTTTAATTCAAAGTCTAAAAGATTTTGTCTCATTTGAGCTTCAATACGTTTAACTTCTGTTTCAGCTTTTAGCTGTGCTCTTTGGTTTTCACCTTGAACCTGTGCTAAAGTCACCTTCTCAAATTCAGTAGGTGGTTTAGGTGGAAGTTGTGGCATTTGAGCTGCTCCTACATCTGGATCCATAAAGAAAGGTTCTATACTATTTAGACCTGCGTTTTCAACTAATTTCTTTAAGGAATTATATATATTTCTTAAATTAACCATTGGACCATAAACATTCTGTTGAAGGTTAATAGCCTGCATTTGTCTTTCTAAAATAGCATTAAGCAGGATCAATTGTTGTTCTTTTGATCCTGTACCTAATCCAACATGGATAGTAACATTAACTCTGTCTTTCCATTCGTAAGGTCTCATTGGTATATACTTACCTCTGATTCTTACGATTTTTTCTTTTTGTTGATACTTGCATACCAACTCAAACATTTTAAGTGCTAAATCTTTAACTCCAGTTTCAGCAAAAATTCTTGCAATCAACTCCATTCTCATTTGAGATTGAGTTAATACTTGGTTCATACCAGTAGCTGTTTTATTATTTAAACTATCAGGATTTAATCCTTGTGCTGTTTTACTAACACCAGTTCTAGTTTCTTTAACTGCATCAAGATATGCTAACATACCACTAGCTTGTTCTGTAATAGGTTGAGCTGTGATAGGCATCATAACATTTTGAGGTGGTTGTTTAGTTCTAACAATTCCTCCAGGACGATTAGTTAATAAGTCGTCCATAGCTACTTGACCATCTTGTATAGCAACTCTATTGTTATTTGTTAGATACATATTGTCTAACATTTGTCTCATAACAGTAGACTTAATTAATTGAATATCTTCTACTAATTCTGCAATAGATCTACCATGAAATCTGTGAGGCATGATAACAGGTGTCATAGATATAAATGGAATTGTATCTACTTCCATTACATCTAATAATTTTTTACCATCTCCTGCTACACATACTTTTAATAATTCTGCTACACCATCTCCATTTGCATCCATTCTTATATAGCACTCATGAATTAAAACCATGTCAGTAGATTTGTCTCCAGTAGATTCTCCTCTACCAAAATCTATATTTTGATGTCTAACAAATTTATCTTCCGAATAAGTTTCACCATCACCTGTTGGTAATGAATAAACTACATCAGGATCGTATCCCATTTCTATTAATTCAGTTTTAGTTTTGTTAACTCTGTGTGCAACAAAGTTTGCTGAATCAATATCTTTACATCTTCTTTCAATTAAAAATTCTTCAGGTGGAACTGGATCTATTCTAACTCTACCATAATATTTTGTTCTATGAATAACAACATCATGTAAAGGAATTTTATCTATTTCTTTTCCTCTATCATCTGTAATAGGTTCTTCATATTCAGTATGATTAGTAACTTTAACTTCTGCATCAGAAACTAAATCATTAAATTCATCATCTGTTAATCTTGTATATTCTTCTCTTTCAGTTTTATCTGAATCATCCCAATATACTTTTAAAATTCCATTTTTTTGAATAAGTGCATCTTTGAATGCTGTATATAATGATGTAAATCCATTATTCTCTTTTAAGAAAATATGGTTTAAATAATCTGAAGCTTGTCTTGCCATTTCTTCATCTTCAGGTCCTACACCTTCACAAGCAAATACATTATCTCCTGAAGTAAAGATCTTCATAAGAGATGGCATTAAACTTTCTACAGTATCCATTACATCATTAGATACTACTTGTGATCTTCCTTCTTGTTCGTTTCCAAGAGGATTACCTAAATAATATTCTAATGATTTTTTTCTTCTAGCTACAATTTCTCCACCAATATAACCTGATGAATTATGTATTTCTTTTGCTAGAATTGATAATATTTCTTGTTCTGATTTTTTTTGTTTCTTCATACTACGTATTTTGTATCTACCCTAATTGGTTTATCCCATGATGATGTATCTAAAGGTTCGGATACACATCCATACCTAAACGCATCAGATGCGTGTGAACACCAATC